AGCCGTTGAGAATCCCACACCGTAAGCGTAATCAAAATTAGACTCATCCTCAGCATCCATAGCCGGGACAGCGATAAATTTAGCCCTGTTTGAGTTCTCGTATTCTGACTCCAATCTGCCTATAACATCATGCACAGACCATCTTGTTGCTATGTGGAGTTCTTTACACCTATCCCCAATTTTACGTTGTCTCAAGTCAGTTGTATAGGTTTCCCACAGTTTATCTAACCGCTCTTTAGACAAAGCCACCTCGATACCGCTCACAAGGTCATCACAATAAAGCAAAGTGGCAGCCCTGTAAAGACCTGCGTTTCCTGTCCCAATAGATGTAAATTCTAAGGTTTCAAAACGCTTGCGCTTGCCTAAGTCGATACGACAATCTTTAGCGTTTGTATTGCTAACATCACAATCGGGGAAAACATCATGCCATAAGTACTCCCCTTTGGAGTCTAAAATCCGTAAGCACTCATCATACACGCCTCTAACAAAAGAGTTACTGTGAGAGCCTGTTAGCATAGGTTGATCAGGATATTTCCCTGCGAGCCATGTCAGATAAAAGATAGCAAGTGTGGTTTTACCCACCCCTGGTGGGAGACTGATTGACAGTATGTCCAATTTATCATCCGCAAGCTCTTGTAAGGCGTCCACAATCTCTTTAAGTCTCTTACGTCTAGGTAAATAAAACTTTTTATCAGGCTCTCTGTCCCACTCAACGTATATCAAAAACGAGTCAAAATCATAAGGTGCTGCTTTCAGCAACGTCTTTTTATGGAGATCAAATATCTGTTTCAAAAAATCCTCATCGTCTACGCATGCTTTCACAGCGTCACTGCATTGTTTCGAGAGATTTTTTAAAAATCTGACAGCCAACTCAATATCCCCCGATTCTAACGTCTCAACACACATGAAATACAAATCCTGATACGCCTGATATTCTCCGGGAGTCTTTTTGATCTTTTGCAAAATTTTTTCAAGTAATTTTTTCATATGTTCACCCTTAAACAAAAAATGCGTAACCGCTGTTTGCGATCACGCACCGTGTTAATCAATACCACCAAACATCATACCAAATCGTGTTTCGCTTTGCAAATTTACGCTGTCGTCTGCGTTCTCTCCACAAACCGAAAACCAAAATAGGCACATAAACCATAAAATACATAACCTTACAAGCAGGGATTATTAAGCGTTTGCCTGTTATATAATCAACGATAATCAAGCCGATTAACACTATCCCTAACCACCACACATGTGTTCTTAAAAACACAATTGCCGGAGCTAACAGCAAAACCGTACAAATCCCTCGTTTCATACTGTCACCCTCCTAATACCCTGCTGTTTACATTTCCTGAAAAATGTGGATTCACTCACACCTGATTGAGTCACAGCGTCCTTTAGACTCATTTCCCCTTTTTGCCATTGCCGGGCGATTTTCAAAAAAGCGTCTGTCACCGCTATTGGTTTTCGCCCTTTGTATTTACCTTGCCGTTTAGCGATCTCAATACCTTCACGCTGTCTCTCAAGCGTGTTCTCACGCTCAAATTGATAAATAGCAGCAAACACCGTCATCACCAATCGCCCTTGTGGTGTAGTCGTGTCAATTTTCTCTTTATCCGACACCAAACTCACACCTTTGTCATTCAGTAAATTAACGGTGCTGATTAAATCCTGAGTACTCCTTGACAACCGACTGAATGACTCCACATAAAGCGTATCGCCTTCTCTTAAAAATTCCAACATCTCTTTAAATTCAGGTCTGTTTGTGTCTTTACCACTCAACTTTTCCTGATAAATTTTCTCAACCCCACACCGCTCCATCAACTCAATCTGTCGAGCCGGATTTTGCTCAACTGTACTCACTCTCACATATCCTACTTTCACAGCGCAATCTCCTTTTTAAAGCTTTCTAGTTGTTTATGGTATAACTTTACCTTTGACCGTCAAAAAGTCGCTTAGAAGCCATAATACAATGGTTAAATCACTTCCTACGCTTTGGTTTGAGTTGCTCTATCTCATAATCCGTGTATTTAACTACCCACTCTTCTGATGTTTCCTTATTTCGCACAACCAATTCACAATCCATAGCGTCCAACATCTGATAAAAATTAGCAACTCGCACATTACCTTTGCTATTGTTTAAAACTCCAGTCACATTTGATTGTTTCCAACCATCAATGTTTTCAGCTAACTCCGCTTGTGAAATCTTTTTAGACCTCATCAGTTTTCTTAAAATATCAATTGCGTTCATATCAAAATCCTCCAAAAATTTGTATTTTCATTATAGAATAGGTTTTTAAATGTGTCAATAGATTTTTCTGTTTTAACCAAAATAGTTAGGGTGAGTTTTTAAGTGATAAAGGTGACTGTTCTGAGCAGTTTGCGGAAACTTTCTCCAGTAGGGGTCTCTATAAGGGGAGTTTTACGCAAAAACTGAAAAACACTCACCCTGACTCACCCTATGGTTAAAAAATGGCTTAGTTAAGCCATTTCCGGCAAAGTGATTAATCACTTTTCAGTCACTTAAACAGTCACCTTTTAGCGTTTTAATAGATTTGTCTATTGGGTTAAATTTAAGAAAGTTTTAAGAAAAATAGATTTGTCTATTTGCTTTCTTAAGTGTTTCTTAATAAAGATTAGAATTGATTTTAGTTTATTTAAGCGTTTCTTAAGGTTAATAGATAAACCTGTATTTTTCTTAAGGAAATTTTAAGGGTTCTTAAGAGGTGTTTAAGAAAGTCTTAAGGATTCAATCTTTTTAAAATTTTGGGATATTTACGGCACTCCCTCAAGCCGTTATGCGGTTTTTATATCCCCTCCCGGTACCTGTCTATAATATAACCATGCAAGCCCTGGATTATATCGTTACAGCATGGATGATCATTTCACTGTCAATAGAGTGTAAATTATTTTGATTGTGCTGTCAAAACACTCTTTAATAACCTATTGACAGGAGGTTGTCACACTGTCAATAAAGCACACCCTATTGATAACGGATTTAAAAAACAAATCTGTCAATATATCCACCAGCACTATTTAAATTTAAAGATGATCACTTTAAGAATGTTTTATTTTGCTTTTACATTTGTAAAAATAAGCTTATAATCTGCGCTTAAAAACACCTAAAATATTGCTTTTGTTTTTACATTTGTAAACCTTTTTAAAATTTCAAGAGTCCATTACTAACATAATTTATTAATACTTCAATCTATTCTTAATAAATACTTAAATAATATATAAAGTTATTTACAAATAGATAAACCTATTCTATAATAACAGTGTAATAATTAATGATTACATAAAACAACCACATAACAACTTGAAAGGGGTTAAACAAATGAGAAAGCCGAAAGAAACAACCGTTAAAACCGTTAACAACGGATACATGGTTACAACCACTCGTTTTTATGGGCGTGAAGCTGTTAATTATAATCATTGGTTCAAGACTGAAAAAGAAGTCGCTAACTATTTAAACAGAATTAAATTTTAGGAGGTAAAAACAATGATTTTGGTAGAAAAACAAGTCACAATCCGGATCAATGAAAATGAGCTTGCAACCATAACGCAAGCGCTAGAAAACGAGTTTAAAAGACTCGACACAATGCTAAAAGATAACCCGGATGAAGCAAGGGATATCATCCCCCAAAGAACAGCAGTTAAAAGCTTAAGGGGCGCAATCGGTCATTTAATGGGTAAAACATATACTGAAAGGGGTTAAACAATGGCTATTTACACAATTAAACAATGGGAACAAGACGGAACATTTAAAGCGACACCGGGGCAAGAGATCACGGAGGAAATTTATGATCAAATGCTTAATTGCATGCCACCTAAAAGCTTGCACCGTGATCAATGTGAATGTGCTTTAACCGAATTAAAGGTTGTCTGTCATAACGGTTTTTTAATGGGTGAACCATACACAAGCGATAAAAATGGCAATCCTTTATATTTGGCATTTGGTAGTAATGTCTTTGATAAAGGTCACTTTTACTATTTGGGATTAATGCCCGAATTAGAATTTAAAAATGGTTGTTATTACCTATTTGATTGCATGGGCGTTTTAAACAATGACAACAATTTGTTTCCGGCTACAGATTTTAAAGATGATCAAGACGCAATAAACACCGCTGTCAACTATGAAGCCGATCTTTATAAAATTGTATTTGTTGACGGTGATATCGTTGACGAGGTGTTATTACATGAAACTATGTTTTGATAAAAGGGGTTAAACATGTATATCAAAATTCCAGAAAAAATTAACGTGACAATAACACGTAAAGACAACGGCGCATTTGTTAATGTGATCATGGAATCATTTCCCGAATGGTACCCGATTAAACATGACGCAATGGGGGATTATTTCGATACAGGATTGATGAAAAAATATCTAACAGAATACCACCAAACAAAACATATATACACCGACAATTGCCAGGGGCTGGAATATTCTTACACCGATAAAGACGGCAACAACCATTATATAACAATGTATCATTATTCCGGGTTGAGTTTTATTGAATTTAACCCGGATAAAACATCCGTAAAAAAATTTGTAAAATCTTATAACCAGGAGGTTTAAATCATGATATTAGAGTTTTCAACCAAAATAAACACCAACGGAAACCGCTATTATTTGGCAATTGATACAGATAATAAAACATATAGCCTTGAAAGCTGGCACATTTACCGACAGCAAGATGTTATTACTATCACCTCCAGAGGTAGAAACAAGCTTGTGAAGCAACTCGAATCAGACGGTTTTAAAAGGATTAATTACATTTAAAGGTGGTGAAAAAAATGTTAAGAACAGGCGACAACTTCAAACAATTTAAAAATGGCAATATAAATATAAAACTTGATCACGACACGATAAAAGATCTTGAACAAGACGAGATCTTAACCATTTCAGACGTTTTATATTGGGCGGATTGCTATTTTATCGGGGATACATATTGTCTTAGCAATTTTGAAACCGGCCACACGGTATATAACAATTATCTAGATGTTATCTATGTTTTTCCATGGTCATATCTGGATGAATTGCGACAGGGTAAAACAGTTAAATTAATTGCAATTAAACCGGATGAAGACGACCGGGAGCTAATTGACAATGAATTCAATTGAAAGGGGTTTAAATCATGGCTTTAACACAATATAACAACGCTAAACACAAATGGGAAATTATTCCCGGATCCTTTAAAAAAGGTGATTACTTTATCCTTGTTGAAAAGCTTAAAAAGGGATGTAAAAAGAAAAAAATAACAGTGGCAACACCGGTTAAGGGTTACTTTACCGAAGTTGATAACAGGCGGTTAATCATCCACAAATCCCACACTTGGCCGGATGAATGGGTGGTATCCGATTTCGATACCGGTTTAAAACTTGTTACAGGTTTCACACGTATTGAAGCTTGTAGAAACTTTGATACGGTAAACGAAGAAAAACAGATCATCAAAACGTTAAAATCTCAAGAAGTAAGATCATCCGATTATTTCTTGAATTTAAAACAAATAATAGCCGAAGCTTACAGCATGCAGCACGAAAGGGGTTAACAATGAAAATCGTTAAAAGTTTTAAATACCATGATGAATGGAACGATAACAGAGCTGTCATTCAATTAGTGAAAAGCAAACCTTATTCAAAGGCGGATTACATGCAAGCGTATAGATTAATCTTGTTTGACCCAAATTCAAATGATTTTGTCTATCATGTGGCTGTCTATGAAAGCTTAAAAGAAGCGATTGAAGCTTTGCGAGGAAATTATGGTGGCGAAACATGGGTGGAACAAGATATCGGCAACTTTAATTTAACATTCTTTAATGATCAATTATGGCGATAAAAAAGCATTTATGGGAGGGTTTAAAATGAAAAAACAGTTTTATATCACATTTGGATTACCTACAACCGGATTAAAATTTGAAGCGGTAGAAGGTCACATTATCAACCATGCCGGGTTACAGTTTGGGATTTATAAACCTTACAAATCACAACAACAATGGGTGATTATAGAAATTTCAACCGGTGTAAAAATTAATAGTTTTAACTATTGCACATTAAAAGAAGCGAAAGAAGCTTTAACAAATGGTGCGCTGTCAATGGACAAGATCAACGAAACCTTACAGATAGATGATTTTAAAATCATAGCAAGTCAATTAAAACAATACACGATTGACCACCCTTTAAACCAACGGAAAAAAGCGAAACGACAGAAATATGATTTTTACATATTTCTTGAAGGTGGTAAATTGCAACTTATACAGGGTGGTAAAATCTTTGAAAAAGACGGCGTATTCTTTGGCATAGATAAATGGCATGATCACACATTAAATAAAACATTTTACAGCACAAGCGAATTAACAACCGGTGCCCGGGTGAATGTGGGTTCATATCGCAATGAAAAAGAGTGTGAAAAAGATATAACACCTAAACGTGCTAAGCTTGTAAAATCGTTTTTAGACGACTTAGCACCAGGAGATCATTATTACAATAATATAACGGTTATCAAACAAGCTTATATTAACGATAACAACCCTTTAAAAAACATTTTATACAAGGAGGCGCATTGATGAGATACACCACACCGCCGGGGAATGTGCTAAGCACTACCCCGGCGTTAAATATAAAACCACCTGTAACAGGTGATACAATAGCGCAATTCTTAACCGCTGGAGGCTTGCCTTGTTTCCTTGTAAATCAATCTGTAACGCCTTTAAGCGTTCTTTATTCTTATAACGTTGTTAATATATATGATTTTAAATTAAACAGCTTAAAACGCTTGCTAGAATTGTTTAACACTCGATATAAAGTAAATGCTTATTTGATTGATACCTGTACAGGGGATTTTACTATAAAAATAAACAGTGAAACAAGATCACCGGTTTATTTGGATAGAGTGGTTAATACTAGAACATTTAACAACGCAAACCGTACGACTTGCGCATTAGGGTTACAGACGGATAATAAAACATTAACACTTGATATAGCAAGCGCTCCACATGTTTTAATAGGTGGTGCAACTGGATCCGGTAAATCTGTTTTATTAAATACTATGATCAATTCATTGTTATTTAAAAATACACCGTTGACAGCTAATTTTATTATGATTGACCCAAAACAGGTTGAATTAACAGTTTATAATCAGTTACCGCATTTAAAACAACCCATTATCACAAATGTGAATGCTGCGCTAATGACTCTTAATAACGTATGCGATGAAATGGATAACCGATACAGGATATTAAAGAGTAACCGCTTAAAATCAATTGACGACAGACCGGGGATTTTTAACCGCTTGTATATTATCATTGATGAATTAGCGGATTTAATGATCACGACTAAAAAAGCGGTAGAACCTTATATAATAAGAATTGCTCAATTAGGCCGGGCGTGTGGAATCCATTTGATCATAGCAACACAACGGCCGGATAGATCTGTTATTACTGGATTAATTAAAGCTAATATCCCCTGTAAGATAGCGTTGACCACCGCCAACGGATACGACAGCAAAACAATTTTAAATCATGCTGGGGCGGAAAAACTAACAGGCCGGGGTCATGCGATCTTGAAGACAGCGACAAGCGTTAATGAAATTGAATTTATAACAGCTTATACACCTCCGACAGATACAGAAGGTATTATAAAACATTATATTGATCAATTGCCAACGCTGGATAGATTGATAACACGTTTTAAACGATAAAGCCGGGTTACACCGGCTATTTTTATTGCTATTGTACCACCTGCGACAGGGTTTAAACCCTTTTTAGGATATCCCCTTATAACTTATACTATAAACAATTTGAAAGGCTTAAAATCCCTTTTTAAATGCGTTTTAAAGCGTTTTATTCTTTACAGGTATAATTTAACATTGAAACGATGAAAAGCCTTTAAAATTGAAAAAACCCGTAAATATCAATATATTTCCGGGTTAATCTGTTTTATAATATCATCTGCGACAAGGTTTATTTTGATCAAATTATATCATGCAGGATTTACAAGGCTATTTTAAATTGCGTACAATTTATTATCCTTTTTTATGTAAACGTTGTCTTTATTTAAAAGTTATACCTATTTTCAATGTAAACGTTAACTTCATTAAAACATGTTCTCAATGTAAACGCTTACTTTTCTAAGATTTTTCTTAATGTAAACGTTGTGTTTATTCCTCGTCATCCTCTAATAAGTAACGAGCTTTTATCTCTTTGGAGGAAAATTCCTCTTTCTCCTGATTTGGAGTCAAAACATGCTCTGTGCGATCTTGATAGCCAAATTGATTTTTTCCAAGGAAAATTCCGCTGACTGGATTGATTTTCCCATTAAGCATATAGTCTTCCCACATCATTTCAAGAAAATCATAAGCTTTGCAAATTGTTTCGATTGATTCAGGCGGTAAGTTTCGGTAGTATCCGTGAACATTGTGGAAACGCCCTGTCTTAATTTCCCACAATCTGCGTCTGTCTATCCCCAGAGCCATTGCTATTCCTGTCACTGACGGTTTAGCGTTGTATTCACCTACGATTTTAAAATACTGTTCAAGTCGTTCAATGATCGCTTCATTATCCCTTAAATCCACTTTAGGTAGTGAAAACAATTCAAGATTTTTCTGAGTAAATACATTATTGCTACCGTCTTCAACGTTTTTAAGACCTTTAGGTTTAGTCAATGCTTTTAATTGCTTCTCAAGTGTTTTATTTTCTGTCACCACAGCTTCAACGTTTGGGTCTTTTTTTCTAGGTCTTCCCATATTTTACCTCCAATTCCTAATAATTTCAAATGATTTTTAGCCGGGAGAGTCCTCTGGTAACGTTTTTATACCCCCACCCTATTTTGAAAAAGAGTCCTCTGGCGTGATAAAATCCCCTCCACCAGTTTACACCTCGGAGAGTCCTCTAATCCTCGATTATTTTATAGCTTTCTTCAAATATTTTTCTACGGCAAGGATACAATTCACCATAAATGCCTTTAATCAAATAATCCCCGTTGTGCGCAGTCATCACACCTTCGAGGGTGTCTATTTTCCAGCAGTCGCTTTTGGCGTGATAACAAATTTCATTTGAATACATTGCGCCTTCCACCCACTTTGGATATGAGGATTTATTATTGAGTTGCCACACATCCACGGCAACAGGTTTTTTGATTGCTTTCATGCTCTCGGTTCACCGCCTTTCTATCCAATCGTCAAAAAGAGTCCTCTAATGGGGAATTTAAACCCCTACTGCGTCATTTAAAGGAAATGTGATAAATTCGTGATAGCTATCCCATGCGCCTTTAATTTCCCATCTTTTGACCGTTTTATTTTTAAATCGTTCTCTCAAATACTCACGCACCAATGGAGACACCAAATGATAATAGTCACCACCTGCGTAATCCTGTTCCAATCTCTCACTATATAAGTGTTCATCTTCATAATCCTTAATAGGTTCGATAACCAATTCGTCTTCAGCATCGCTTATCATAAAGTCAACTAAATTGTAATTATCGAAATACGACACTATAACTAATACAGCGGTTGTAACTTGTACGTCAAATTTGTCATTCTCGAACGAAACAACTAATTTGATACGATTTTGAAAATCCGGCAAGCTAAATATTTCGTTATAATCAATAGGTGCGTAATTACTCATACGTTCAACACTCCTTTAATAAATCGTCCAGCCATTCGCTGCGTGTTTTTAACATCCCCATACATACCGGGCATGTGTACCAAACTCCAAATCGGTTATCTAAAATCAATTTGTGATTATGACAACAATCAGTTTTGATCGTCTCTTTAACCGTAGGGTGCGGTTGTTCTTTATATTTACATTTCAACGTTTTATCTAATATATAAGCGTATCGATGTTTGCGAGATCGTTTCACCCACACTCCCATTTCATTTTTGGTAGCACCTCTCACGTTTTTTCGTCCACTCGGATATCGATAAAAATCGCTTTTTTCCGCTGTCAACCCATAATATTTAAAATTACACACCTGATAAATACTACCTATATGCCGTGAGCTATCCGCTAGTGTGATAACCGCTCTGATTCCGTATTGTTTCAACATTTTGATAGAATTTCCTAAAAGATATGAGCTTGCGTTTGTTTGATTTAATTCAGGTAACAAACAAAGTCGTGATAGCTCTAATACGGTTTTATCCGTATTGGGTAAACCGAACCACCCTTTTAATGTCAGATTTCCTTGTGGGTTTGAATAGGTAGCAACACCTACCAAATCACCATCTAACCACAAACCAAAAGAGTAACAAGCAAAAAATTTAGCATCCTTGAGATAATGGTATTTACGCACAAATTCATAAGCCACATCTTTGGAGATTTCAAGAATGACGAATATATCTTTGGCTTTGATCTTTCTTTCTCTCCACATTTGGATTACTTCCGCACGTTCAGCGTCATCCATTTTGCCCTCATCCTCCTTTGTTATATGCTGTCCTTTTTAACATTCATAGACTCTCCCTGATTTTTATTCCTGAATAATAAGGATATCCGTTGACAGTCACTTTACGCTCAAACCATTCCGGATGCCGTTCCATCTCTGAGTTAAACTTACGAGCCGAAAAAACATACTCTCCTTCAGATTTAGCCCAAATTTTAAAACTCTGATACAGTTCTTTTCGTTTTACTCTGTCAGAATCGTCAGCTTTAACACATCGAGCTTCTAAAAATTGTAAAACAATATCGTTTTGCTTCTCATAGTTAGTGACCACTTCTTTTATGTTTTCGGGCATGGAGAGTCCTCTTTCCTTATAACGGATGTACCCTCTGATTAGCCACATGAAAATACCTTGCATGGCTTCAGGTGTGGTAAATTCGTCTTTGAGATGTATATCCTGTTCATCCGGAGAAAAATGCCTGTTAAAGTCAATGACTTTAACTCTCTCAGATGCGAATAGCGACTTATCCGTAACCATAGGTAAATCATTACATGAGAGCCACAGCGTAAACTGTGGCTTGTACGTGATAGCGGATTGATATAAAGCCCTTGCGGATATCTCTTCACCGCCTGTTAATTGTTTGATTTGCTCCTCATCCAGTTTGCCGTAGGCGTTACTTTCAGCCATTGTGACAAACCTTTTCCCTTTTAAACCTGCTAATGTGGGTGACGCTGCCTCAGCGTCTTTTTTGCGATCTCCTCGACTAATTAAGCCTACAGGTGCGACTTTTGCGTAATCACCTAATAGGTACTCAATGGTGTTCAAAAGCGTTGATTTACCGTTTCGGGTGGTTTTACCGTATAGGATGAACATGCACTCCTCGTTGCTCATCCCCAATATAGAATAACCCAACGCCCTTTGGAGAAAATCAGCTTTATCCTCGTCTTGTTCAGTAACTTCAGCTATAAACTGCTCCCACCTCTTACACTTCACATTGCGCTTTATGGTGTGTCTGAAATTCGTCTGCATGGTCAAATAATCATCCCATTTCGCTTCTCTGAACGTGAAGTTTTCCAAATCATACGTCCCATTAAGACAATTGATTAAATAGGGATTATTATCAAATTTAGCAGCGTTGATTCTTAGTTCGCCAGTAGCGTCTTTTAACACTCTGTCTCTCATGCGTCTGTCGCCTAATTTGTTGACAAAAGCAGTATACTTTTGTCTTGTGTCATCATCTGTTATTTCACCGCAATACAGAATCATTAGCCGTACAAAATCCTTTACTTTTTCAGATACTAAAATAGCACCTTCATCTTTACGCCACGCACCCTCGAAATAGGTATACCAGCTTTTATGTTCCGGACAATATCTAACCTCTTGTCTATATAAAATGCCGAATAACGCAGCCATTCCCATTTCAGACCACTCAAAACCTGAGCTTGTATCATCAACATGTTCAGGGTGAAATTGTTTGATAGCGTACATCTTATCAGACAAATCCTCGTCTAATATAATCTTGCCGTTACTGAGTTCAAATAATTCTCGATCTGTCGTCATTATCGGTATCCACCTCTATAACCGTGATCTTTATCAGTCATTTTTCACCTCCATAAGCCATTATTGAAATCAGACAAATATTGCTCAAAACTCGGACACTTCCAAAAGATTCTTTTATTGTTACACCATCTAGCCAATGCGTTGATTTTTGAACCACGTTTAATGTTTTGTTTGTTATATCGCATTACGTACGGTTGAAAATCTAATGACCTGATAAACATTATTCTCTCTAAGTCTTGTTCTATTGTGGTGTTATAATTCGTCAAAATGTAAACACTGACTTTTGATCTTGAAAAATCAGTAATGCTTTTAAACTTTTCAAATTTGGGGATGATCATATCTTTATCCTCATATCTATCCCACGCAAAATGGATATGCTTTAATTTCATCAACATCAACATGTCACATTTTTCATCGCTCATTAATCTGATATCTACACCTTGTGTAAAATCCACCCATGCGTTTGATTTAATCAGTTGTGCTAAAATGTTTTTCCATTCAGAGCATGCTAATGTATTTGGGTCTAAAAGTTTAATGTTTCGTTGACCGTTCCAAAACTCATTTAAATCAGCGACTTTATATGCTTTACAACCTTCTTTTGCTCCCACGTGACAGAAAAAACAATTCCGGGGGCAGCCTCGTGACATAAATCCATAAGCTGTATCAGTAATGTTATACAGTGAATAATCAGGGTATAGATGTTCTATATCGTGATACAAGTTTACATGGTTATTTGGGTTAAAGACTTCATGACCCCCCCCATTTAAGTTTATAGCGTAACCTGAACCGCTTTTAATGATTTTATCGGCGTGAATTTTTTCTGTAAAATCAGGTGTGAAGGAAAAGACTTTAGACAAAAATACAATGTCATAGTTTTTCTGATCATCGTACCACTCGACAAGATTACCTTTGTTTTTGTAATGCGCTGACAACTTCATTAAGGGTAAGTTTGGAAAACATTGATTTAGGTTATACCAATTGTCAACGTCTATTAAGCCTATTTTTCCGTTTTGTTTTTCCAATATATTGCCCCTTTTTTAAATCGAAAATAAGCACACTGCTTTCATCATCCCATTCACCATCAAAATGATATAATCCATTCTGAGATACGCTGTCGCAGTTACGAAACAGATTTAAAATCTCAGGGTCTGTCATTTTTGCAAAACCGATTTTCATTGTGCTAGGTGTGCAAAACGCTCTTGCGCCTTTGGGGTTAAGGTTAGTCGGCATGACTGCAATGAGTTGATTTATTGCATCGTACATCAACACGACTTTTGGTGAGTTCACAAGCTTTAGAGCTTTTTTATTAAAGCCGATATAATTGTTATCCGTGCTAAAAGTGATTTTTGGTGTGTTTTTATCAACTCTATTAACAGCATACTCCGAAATAAGGGGTTTAAAATTTGTCATATCAAACATAGTGTTTCCTTCTATTCTAACCAATTTTCATCATCCTCTTTGGTGAAAAAAGTCCACCGTAAGGATGCACTGTCGTCCTCATACGCTTCTTTGATCATTTTTTTATAAGGCTTAAAATCCTCTGCATTTCGCTTGAGAATCCTTTTACACCTTTCAACAAATTCATCTGTTAAAGTGTCACCTGCTTCTTTAAGCGTTTTGTAATGTTCATTTGATATCTGTAATCCTGTTCTCATCTCTGAGATAACATATCCGTCATAGTTTGGGTTTTCTGACCGATGTACCGCAAAATGAAAAGGCTTTACCGGAACAACATGCGCTTGAATCTTTTTGACTTTCGCAATGCCGTGATCACTCACCATGATGAAAATAGGACTGAGATTTTTAGGTATTGTAGCCATTTAAAAACCTCCGATCTCTTTAACATACGGTAACGCCTTCAATTGCTCACAGAAAACATTCCATTCATCCAACTTATGACCGGAGCGTTGTTTGAGCATTGTAAAAACGTTCTCGTAATTCATAGTGACTGTACGCATTTGATTGAAACATGAGGGTAATAACAAGATAGCTTGCCACCAGTGTGTTTTATCGTGTGTCTCGTTGTAGTCGTTAATTTCCGCATTGATTGTATCGATGATGTTTAGAAGCTCCTCGAAATTGTAATCCGTCAAGTGGTCTGTGCTGAAATCCTCCAACGTTAAATCATCTTTTACAAGTGTGTGCATAGTGGAAGTTGAATTAGCTGTTATACCGATTTTGTACGTATCAAACTCTTTCCACCAGTATAAAGGGGCTGTAATATCCATAGAGACAAAAACTTGTCTCAGATATTTCCGATGCTCTGTACCGCCTTTGTATAACCGCTTCATCAGATCTAAATCCTTTTCTCCGATATGGTTTCCCAAATCGCTTAACACGCTGTCGCTTTTGTGCCATGAATTAAGGGGATTCCGCATACCTCTTACAGCGTGTTTCCATCCCCATGTTTCTATGTTTTTGACTATAATCATGTTAAATCTCCTAATTTTTTCTCCTTGAGTCTTATCTCAATCGCTTCAGGTGGATATTTCATCATCTCCCTGATTAAATCACCGTATTTAATCACTACAGGTACATCATCATATTTTGCTTTAGCTCGAACGCTATAATCCATAGGTGGATTTGCGTAGTGCTTCATTCTATATTTGCTCATTTTTTCTCCTTTTGACCTAATAGGTAAACAGCACACTGCTGTTTGTATTCGTTGAACCATGCGCAATATTCTTTAGCACACGGCATTTTCCACAGCTTGAAATCAACGTCTCCGTTCTGCTTAACTTCAACTCGATTCTGATCATAATCGCTCATGATCGGGCAAATTTTCATTTAGCACCTCTCATATCGTGCAATGCTATTGCATATACTTTTAATCTCATAATCCCTTAAGGGTGGATTGCATTTAGAAGCGTTGACGAAACACAACTCAGTGTAAATCTGACGTTTACTCCACCCTCTAGAGTGTAGTGTACCTGCTAGGGATGTTAGACAGATATTCCGACTGCCTTTAGGGATATCGGGATAATTCGGTCTAAGTGGAAATCTGTCTTTATTCCCATTGTTCAACCATGAAGGCGTGTATATTCGCCCATTCCATTCTTTATTGACGTTTTCTCTCATGTTCGGAAAATACGTGTCAACCACGTAATCAATAGCGTTTTGATTCTCAATGATCTTACCGTATAGTAACGTATCACCTGTCATGATAAAGTAACGTGCTGTCTTGTATATCTCAACACCTTTGAGATTGTTTTTTCCTTTAAAAGGTAAATCACCTTTAAGAATGATGTGAAAACCACGCCCTGATTTTGATTTTTCCGTATAGCTTTTACACTGACCTATAATGTCCGCTGCTATCGGCGTCATTAGTCCATAATCATCAAAACCTGCGTCAATATCAATACCCACTAATCCATTGTCATTGAAGACAAAACCACAGTAATCATAATGTTTTTTGTTTACCGCTGTTAAAGCTGTGTTAAAGTCTGTCCACGTCTTAACATTACTCACGCTAGCGTTACCATGTTCAAAAGCCTTCATTGGGATTTTAGTCTGATTATTAGCGCACACCCATTGATTAAGCTCCATTAGGTCAGGTGGGATGTTTTCGTAATTTAATGCCATATGTCATACCGTATTGTCTGTGGTTTCATCTAAATCATCCGCTGTCCCTTTCAGTTCGGTTACATCCTGTTTCACAACGTTTAATGTTTTAGCCATACCAAAGCAAAAACAGATACATGCTAAAAGAGAGGGAACGACTATAAACATGATCAAAATGATTGACACAACTATTAAAAATGTTTCGTTCATAAAATCACCCTACAACTCCATGGTGCTTTCCATGCGATTAGTCCTTCATTTTCAATTCTAATCAGCTCTTCCTGTAAAGCTTTTTCAGCGTCTTCTTTATTCTTACACCTGCGTATAGCGTGTTCATATGTGTAAACCTCTCGGTTTTTCCCGTTGACGATCATAACCTCTCTTGGGTAGGATTTAGCCACATCTCTAGCTCTATGTGCCATTTTGATTTGATAACCGTCTGGGTCGATAAACCATCCTACATTAATGATCAATTGCGTTTTGTTCACAACGTACCATTTCGGTTGACGTTGTATTTGTTGAGTTTTATCTGAGATATCAAACTCCGCTACTCTTGGTCTTCCGATACCTAAAAACAGCCATTTGGGGTTAACACCGTACAAGTTACAATATTTTAAAAACAACGGTACATATTTAGTGTGTTTCACACCATCGCTACTTAACCACTTTTCCAAAGTGGTTACATCTATATCATCCAACGATGCTATTTTAGGGTCGCTAACTTCATCGTTTTCTCTTACGAATAAAAAACGATCAATGCACTTTTTACGCTTATCACGTGTGTCTATCGCTATTTTGCATAGCTCTGTTTGTGTTAAAGCGTCTGTGTCAGCCATCATTTTTCTACTTTCACCATACACCCAATTCGGGTTTAGGTGAAAAAACTTAACTACAAAGTCTAAAGTTTGTTGTCGCTCAGTTGTCGCTTTGACGTTGAAGTTGCCGAACAAACCGGACACCTTACATAATTGCAAGCCTGTACGTTCTGCAATTTCAGGGTTTGAGTAAGCGAGGATTTCTTTAAATTTGTTGATCTTTTTCTTACCTTTGAAAAATCTGTCAGCAGCTTCAGCGTGTAGTCTTCTACTCATCCTTATAATCCTCTTTTCTTGGCTATTTTACTTTCCATATCTCCTATGAGATTCCACAAAACATCCTGCTCAATGTTCAATCGTTTTGAGACCTGATAGACGTTATCGGGAATAGTATCTCCTTCGCTGTAAATTTCCAAAAGTATCTCCCGTATAGGTTTAGAGAATCGTTTTAAAACATAGTGACAAGCTTCCCAATTCTTTTGATCTCTTTTCGTTCTAAACTTTTTAATATCCGGATATCGGCTGTAAAATCTCATACAGTGCGTGATATAGTCTGAATAATGCCGTTTTATTTTGGGTTCGCTCCTTTTGATTTGCGTTTTACCGGTGTAGCTTCAAAAAACCATTTGTCATCTATCGCTAACGGATAGTTTTTATCAACGGTTTCCGTTTCAGTACCGTTATCGATGATGTGTTGCGCTGCCATAGGTGACATATGACTTTTGACTAAATCCTTTCCGGTTCTCATCAAATAATTCACATGACCGTAATCGTTTATTTTTAACTTATACATTTTTAAATGTCTCCTTTCACCCTGTGTTTACTGCGTTCAGCGGTGAATCCATCGGGGTATCGTTTCATGAGTTTATCGATGTTCAGCATCATAATGTCTTCCAGTTTCCAACCTTTAACCGTGCAATATTCAGCGATAAACCATAAAATGTCTCCTACTTCCTTTTTGCAATGCTCATCAGAAGGTTCATCGTGACCCTGATAGTGTTTCTGATAAATTGAGTGCAATTCTCCAATCTCTCCGGTCATTCCGAATAAAGCATGTAATTCGATATCTCTATCCGATAACTCATGGCTCATTGTGCGCTCCGCCAACTGCTGATATTCATTCGCTCTCAATCTCTGTCTCCTCCAGTTCAATGTATTTGACCAAATACCAAAGTGCTTTCCGTATGTCTTCTAAACCGTTTTTATATTTGTGTCTGTATAGATATTTGAAAACATTACAGATACAGAAGCTTTTGACAGCTTCTGTACCTTGTGTCTCAATCATGACATCGATACACTCAATGTTTCCCAAATCGTAATGAGAAGGGTGATCTATTTTGTTCATGATTCACCTAACCTAACAGGTTGTCTAAATCCAAACCTTTCACCTTGGGTGATTGATCTGTGTTTTTGCCTAATGTCATAGCACGTTCGACAGGTTTCACGTCAAATCCATCAGCTGGAGCTTTGTTATCTCCCAAATTGACAAAAGTTAAGGTTTTGTCAGGGTCTTTATAAGACGGTACTTTCCTGTGAACCACTTCAGCTTTGATGTAGTGATCAATCAGTTCAACTGGGTCAATGTCTTCC